GATAAAACAGGTGAACGAAAATAAAATGATGTTTTCATAAGTGATAAATGATTAAGTGAATGATTAATAACGAGGGCAAATGTATAACGCCATTTTATTAAAAGCAATAGCATTTATAAAATAATCTAAAAATAATTTATAACAGCCTGATTATCAACCAAAAAAAATTTTAATGAATAATAAAATCTAATTTAATTAATCCTCTCTCAAACGAATAACCGTGCCAGCAAACGAAATTAAGGACCTGAATAAAAACCAGTATCAAATCAACCAGGCACAAAGGACGGAATAGGTTAATCTTTGATCTGGTTGAATGGAATGAGGGAAGGGAGGTAATTTCCGCATCCTTTGTACAAAGGGAAAGTAAGGAAATTTTTCAACCTTAAATTTATTCAACCGAACCGAACCGAACCGAACCCGGAACGAATAACCCAATACATAATACCATTTTACCAATAACCTGTACTTATAAGTTATATTATGTTAATTAAACTTTCCTTCATAGGTTAATAGGTTGATAAACAAGCAATTAAGGAACGATTGATACCGGATTCAATAAAGTATTATTAAGGGACTGACAAGGTGGCACAAGGCAAGCCCCTGCAAAGGATAGGAATGCACGAAATTAGGGACCCCCCTTTGCCGTTTTGCGGATTTCGGATTTTCGCCACAGCCAGCGGAGGGGGTGCTTTTATATAATCATACCCCCACTTCACATACGAAGTTTGTTTCGATAATTCGGATTGCGTTTCATGGCTTTGGGGTTTCTCGCCCGAAATTGCTACTACCGGATTTTGCACTGCTAAAAAAATCACGCACACCCCCAAATGAGGATTTGTTCGTCATGGAAGGGCAGGGATTGCAGGGCATGAAAATGCGAACAAACCGCAATGCGTGGGGAATGAAATTTAAAGCGGCTGGAAGTTGGGATGATTGTTATTCAGGGTATCGGTAATTATTGTGTTTGCAAAACGACCACCCCGAAAAAATGAATGAGGGCAAATTGGGAGTTATGAACCGAAATGAATTTTTGAGTGGGTGGGTGGGAGTAGTGTGTTTTTGAGTTTAAGTGCTGTGGTTAGTTTAGTTTGTGGGTTAAGCACTAAACGATAAAAATGATAGGCTGAAGGGAAGGGAAGCGGAGGTGGAGTTCGTATAACAGGGATGTGCTATTGATTAAAAACAGTAAGTAAAAAACTGCGAAGCACATCTAAGATAAGGGGCTTTTGTAACTGCTTGATACTCAGTATTTGGGTTGCTAAAAAGTGCCTCAAAAACCACAGTTTCTTGTCGTTTTCGGAAAAATAATTACACAAATTGAACGCTTTTTTGTTTTTTGTTTCAATCTTGCTAACTTTGTGATATTAATTATTATGGATAGTGATAAAGTAGTTAATGAGGCTGAATTGAGTCCGTATTGCGGTAATAGGTATAGGTATGTCAGGTATTACAATGACAGTATCTTTAGCCTTAACTTCATGAGTGATAGTGAGTTCAGGTTATTTCGTTCATTGCTTTTCCATAGTGATGTTTTAAGTAACTGCGTTATGCTTTGTGATAGCAGGGTTAGGTTTGATGTAATAGGAATTGCTTATAGGGGTATTGATAGTTGGGATGGGAATGTCAGGAGGTATCAGAGGGATATGAAGGTATTGAAGGCTAAAAGGTTGGTATTGAGTAGTAATAGTGTAACAGGTCGTAGGAGTGTTATGGTAAATCCGAGAGTTGCCTTTGCAGGGGATTTTCATGACAGGAAAAGGGCTATTCAGATTTGGGATAGGTTGTTTGGTAGTAAGGTATAGTTATGGAAGAAAATAAGGAACCAATTGAATTAAGCGAAGCAGACATGAAGTGGGTGAAGGATGTTGCGTTTAACGAGTTTAGCGGAAAGACAGACGAGGAGTTAGGTGATAGATGTGTGAATTGCGTGAAGTTTGGGGGTGATGGTGTTTGTGTTGAGAGTAAATTGGTTGTATTAAAGACTGACTGCTGTTGGTTGTTTGAGGGTAAGTAAGTTTAAAGTAAGTATATGGTAGCACTTGGGTTTTTGATTTTCTCTGGTTTTGTTGCAGTTAATCTGTCTTGGTATCTCTACTTAGCAAGAAAAGAGGAGGAACATAAAAAGGTTTGCCGTGTATATGATAGGGTAATTGAATCAAGGGATAAGGACATAGAAAATCTGCAAAGTAAATCCATCTTATTCGATAAGACTATCATTCCGGTAGGTATGACCGAGGAGGAGTTTATTGAAAAAGTTAGGTTAGGAGAACCTGTTGGTGTAGCATTGGGTGGCAGGTCTATTGAAGATTGCATTGCCTACATCAACAAATCTTTTATTAAGTAAAATTGTAAACAAAAGTAAGTATATGGCAAATTCAAATTCATTGTATTCAGAGTTCCATCAGGGCTTAAAGCCTGGGCAAGGAGTATGTAATGTAAACCACAAAACTGCTGGTGATAAAAAACCTGCTATTGATGCCGTTGTTCGTTTCCCTTTCAAAATTGTAACTGACGAAGGAGAAGTGTTAGAAGCAGGAACTCTAATGAAGTTCAGTTTTTGGGCAAGAGAAAGTAAGAGTGGTAAATTGTGGTACTCAGGAGGAGTATCTGCATTGGGGGAGAAGTTTTATCGTGGTGGTTCTTCAACAGGAAATGGGAATACGGGCGTTCCTACTACATCGACTCCCAATTCTGCTACCGCAACTGGAGCATCTGGCCCAACCCATACTACGGCCCATGGACATTCTTCACAGACTACGGACGACGACCTTCCGTTCTAAAACGGCAGTTTAGGTTTGGTGGGTTTCACGAGTATGTAACCAACTATAATCCAGGCATGGGGTTCCTGAATAAGAACAACAGGAAGAAGAGTGTTTACGACATTGATTTCTATGGGCATATAAGATTGCCTTTGGAGCTTGGTGGTAAATTGTGCAGAGTTGGTATCTTTGTGAAGTTAATGCCTGATAAGAAAACCCAGTACCTGAGCTTGAAGTTTATTGATCGTGAAAGTGTTTTTGAGGACAAAATAACTATTAAGACAGAGAAGATGCTTGCGGAAATGATAAACGATGGCAGTGTTTATGAGTTACCTGGTGTCAAGGAGAAGTTCGGGGAAATTGATAATATCGTAATAGATGGATTTAACGAAGTCAATGATGAATACTGATAGCGAATTAAATAAGGATAAACCTGTGTGCCGTCCCTGCGAAGAGAAGAATAGGTTAATTGAGGGCAGTATTGTTGCTGGGCAGGTAGAAGGATATGGTATAATTGACAAGGCTAAGAACCTTGTTAAAGGCGTTGTTGATATGGTCAATGAGGACTATGTAGATAATTTGGAGTACATGAGGCGTAAGGAGATATGCCGTAAATGTCCACATAGGATGAATGTACTTACAGGTAAGTTTGAGGAAAAGAAGGTAAGCAAGTTAGATAAATGTATGGCTTGCGACTGCTTTTTAATTAGCAGAGTAGGTAAGATTAGGGGTAAGGCATGGCTTAAAAACCAAGATTGTCCTTTGGGGAAGTGGAAGGGTTAAAGGTTCGTATGTGATACACTAATTCATATCCTAATTCGTGTATAGTTTTTACATATTTGTCTTCGCTTTTTTCAGCATTGTCAAGTTCTTCTTTAGTGAACAACTGAAACTCCTCTAAGCAACTTCTTGATTCTTGAATAAATAATCGGTTCCCAACCTTACCTAAGATTGTACCTTTTGTTTTTCTTACTTCAAGAAAGTCTGAGAATGATAGTAGTGTTGTTTTCATATTGTGATTACAAGTTCTTATCAAGTAACTCAAGGATGTCCAACCATGTCTGTTTTTTCTTGAAGTAAATGTCCATTTCCATAGGACCTGCCTTCTCACGATTGAGGTAAACGGTCAAACCAAAAATCTCCGAATCGTCTTTAAATCCATAATACCCAGCGAAGTCAATTTGATTGAACGAGAACATTACAAAGCCATCTACATAGACTTTTACCCTGCCATTGTAAATCTTAAAGTCGTAGGTGTGTTTTTTAGGTTGTGTTTTCATAGGTTATTTCTTTTTATTTTGTTCGAACCAATATTTAGTTGTATCGCCTAAGTTTGGTGTTTTACCTTCACTCAATGCCAATCTATATTTTTGGAGTAGTTCAATTACCTCGCTTTCGCTATATGTAACATAGGGGTCGCAACCTGAAATGTATTTTGAATATTCTTCACCAAACATATTTTCTTTAACCATTTGTGTTGCCCTTAATTCAGCAAACTGGATTTTTCTGTTAGTATTTGCCGGCTTAAAATTATCGTTTGGCAATCTGCTTACCAAACTATCAACCAATGTTTTAAAATCCTCATTGGGCAACCTTAGTGCCAAAACCAATAATTGATTTATTTTCTCAGCATTATTTGGTTCTTCTTGTGGTTCTGCCATAGTCTTTTCTTACGAGTTTCTGGGGTGAAAGTTACAGTGAATTGGGGTTATTTACCACATAAAAGACCGCAAGATGTTATTTGAAGCATATCCTGAAAGTCTGTACCATCATTTGTGTTTATTGATTCAAAATTCATTTTTAACTGCCTTGTCTTTTCAATAAATTTTACAATTGAATCTGTCCTTTTATTAAATATTTCATCAGACCTATCCGATATGTTTTTAAGTGAATTGTCTTTGCCGTTAAAAAAATATTCAGAAACATTATGCTCCCATCCTTCATACTCCCAAAACATTTCTGGGTGATGTTCAAGCAATCCAATCCATTCGTAGAGGCGTTGATTAAAGCACATAGAACAATTTGTCCTTGACCTCCAAGCGAACAAAGCATCAATATCCCACTCCTTAAATGTATTTTTTATGTATTGTTCATCGCATTTTAAAACTACTGAATCCCATAGTCTTTGCCAAAAGAATACAGGAGGTTTTAATTTCGCTTTGTGATTTATTTCATATACCATAGGCAGTGTTATACCTTCTTCGATTAGTGGATAAATAGGAGTTATATTCTTGTACCTAAAGTTATTGTATCCAATTCTATTTTCATCTGCTCTAATTCCATAATAAACAAGCGTTTCCCCCTTACCAATAAACTTCTCCATTGGCTCTATTTTTGCCATACGAGTACAATATCTGGCTTGTCTTGAAGGTAAAAACCAGTTCATTTCATATTCTATAATTTCCTTCAAATCTTCACCAACCCTAATAATAGGTTTGCCTAAGTATGATTCTACTTTGTCTATCCACTGTATAACTTCTGGCAATTCTTGACCAGTAGGATTAAACATAAACTCATAATCAATGTTTGGCTCTCTATTCAATTGAATCAAAGCCGTTGCTAAACTATCCTTTCCGCTTATTGGAATTATATGCCTCATTATTATTATTTGTAATACTTACTACGATGTTTTACTTTTTTTGTTGCAGTAAATTATAGTTATTTACTATTATTACTATACTTTATACTACTTACTTAACTATACTTCCTCTTTGTTAGACCCTGAGATTACTGAAAGTAGTACCATCCCCAAATTTGCTTCCAAATCCAGGTTGGTACCTTTCAGTTTCAATCAGTAACAGGTTTTCCTCCCCGTTGAGCCCTTTCGATAAACTGCCCAATAGTCAACACATATGTGCTATTAGGTTGGAGCCGACTTTCAGGTGATATGCCACCCATCCAAACACTGTTTCTCCTTTGTAGTCAGTTTGCGGTGTGTTAGGAATCCCCCCGGTACCGCTTTTAGTTAGTACCCCGGTGGTCTTTATTCCCTCCCGATACATAACCGAGTTGCTTTCCAGGTATCCCTATAAAAAGAAAAAACCCTGAAGGGTAGTGCGACCTCAGGGTTTCTTGGTAAAATACTGGGTAAAAGCCAGTAAAATCTTCAGTTACTCATTGACACGCACTACCGTAACAACGGAACAAAGTTATATTGGGATTACGACAATCCCAAATAAAAGTTACATTTTGCTGAAAATATTTTTTTCATTACCTTTGGGGAAACTAATTACCCGTCATGGCAAAGAAAAAAGATTCACCCGAAACTACTGCTGAAACCACTACTCCGGTTATCGAGGCAGTTCCTGAAACAGAAAATGTCGTTACGATTCATGTAATAATGAACGGAAAGACGATTGTTAAGACTTTCACTGTTAAGTCTGAGGACGAAATAGAAGAAAAGATTAAGCGTATCCAGCGTTCTGTGAAGTTTTGGGGTTCTATTTTAGTCCGGATTCTTGTAAACGGTAAAGCCAATCAGAAGTTGATTGATAGGATTAATAAAATCCTCGGTAAGTAAGCATTTAACCAAACATATTTATGACAGAAGTTAAGCCCAATGGTGTAAAAGTAAAGCACCGTACCTCAAATTTTGAGGTAAGCATAGACGAAAATACGGGAAGGAAACTTAAAGTCAGCGTTGATGTAGAAAAAAATGATTTCATCATTCACGGAATACCTAATCTGCTAAAGGAGGCTGAAAATTTCAAATTCAACCAACAAAGCATTGATGTAGATATTCGTGCATTAGATGAACTTTTTAAGCACACAATGGCACTTTTGTATTCAGCCCGAAACTCAGGACGGCTCGAAACAGAAGTGTAGTAAATGCCAGAACCAAGAGCAATAAATTACGAAAAGATACTATTACAGAATCTTTCAGACTTGTATTCAATGCTATTTGAGTACGGTGCTGAAAGTGTTATGCCTCCCAAGTATGTCGTAGAACTTGAACGCAAAGGTCATGCGATAAACAGCGACTATGCCCCTGGTGAATACATTGCCAAGGCTTTCCGAAAGAAACGAATAGCGAGGTCAAAACGGCTTACAGGTAAACTTGAACAGAAGTTCGGGCAAACACATACAAAGCAGTTATTCGAACAAGTTAGCGATAACTACATAGAGATTTTAGAGGGGAATTTCAAGGATGCACCTACGGTAATTGTTACCGAGGAACGCAAACTTCAGGAGCAAGAAAATGTCCTTACGCATTACAGGGGCGGTAAGATTGTCAAGGCAGATTGGATTCCATATAGGAATGGCGATAAGTTTGATTTCGACACAACCTTCGTTAAATGGGTAGATTCATGGTTCCCAAGGGGGTTCAGTTATGCAACAGAATACTCTAAGTTCAATCTTTATTGCCAGCAAGCAGAGGATTGGTACCAAGCAGGGTATGATATAAACAATGCTTTTGGAATTGATGAACAGATTGATTTCTGCGTAGAGGAAAAGCGTAGGTATGAGCAAAACAGCCTGTACTATGTTTATAAAAACGGCAGGTTAAAAGATGGTAGTTATGATGGTGGCAGGAGGCGAATAGAACCTTACAAAGCACAGAAACTACTTTTGTACCTTCTTGATTGCGAGTTATCTGCTGTAATCGGTAAAATGAGGCAGTTGGGTATTACGAGTATAATTGGAATGGGTGCTGCTTCTAAGACTATGTACCGCAGAGAGTGGTTTACCAAGTACATTTGTGAGGATGACAGCAAGACCCGAAGCGTATTTGAGGATAAAATTAAGTACCCGATAAGCGAAACCCCACACTATTTAGTTCCAAGTAGTTTTAGCGACCAAGAAAGGCAGTTGAAGTTTGGATTAAAGGAGGTTAAGGGTAGAGTAGATGGGGCAAATTCTAAAGTTGAGGTAGTTCCTCCAAGTGCTACGGCTGTGAACTCAGGTAGTCCTCAATTAGTGCTTATAGATGAAATCGGGAATATCCCTATTCTGACTAAAATGGTCAACGAAGCTCGTCCGACTATGTTTATTTACAATCCAGAAACCAAACGGATTGAGTACAAACGGCAGTTGTTTATGTGGGGAACCGGTGGAGAAATGAAAACCGATAGTTTCGAAACAGAGTTTAAGGCTGCATTAGAGAATTGGAAGAAAAGGAATTTTAAGTACGGAATTATACCCGTATTTCTTGATGCTTTTTGTAAACCAGGTATCGAGGGAGAGTTTTACGAAAGTGAAAAAACGAATGCTTATTCGAAAATAGGTGCCGACAGAGATGCTACCATAAGTCAGTTTCATGCCGGTTATCCCGTTCATATTGACGATATGTTCATCCGGAGTGTAAACACATTGGTTCCTATTTCTACCTGCAATAGTCATTTAAAGCGAATATGGGATTTAGAAGATGCTGCAAAACCTATTTACGGCAGATTTGAACCCGTTTTTGATACCAATAGTCCTACTACGGATATTAACGATTGGCCATATAGGGTTGTTGGAGTGATATTCGTGCCAATGGCTTACGAGGACGATCCACCAATAATTATGTTTCACGAACCCGATAAGAGGTGGAAGCATAGATATTTTCAGGGAACTGACCCGATAAATACAGAAAGTGGGCATAGTAAGTTTTCGAGTACGATTTGGGATGCTGAGTGGAATACCATTAGTTGTCAGTTATTTTGGCGTGTCCGGAATTTCATGGAGTGCTACCAACAGAGTTTATTGATGGGTTTATACTATGACCAAAAGGAGTGGAAGGGTACACCTGAGTTGATTGAGTACAATATCGGAGGGGATTACATTGGGTTTAGAGAACGCAAAGGATTTGACAAAAACCTGATTTATAACAAGGAGTTAAATCCTATGATGCACATTGACGGCTCAAGGATAGGTATAAGCAATAAGGCTGCTACTAAGGGTAAGATTATCAACAAATTGAAGGAATTATCTGAAATGTATGGGGATAATATTTACATTCAGGAGTTCTGGGAACAGCACAAAACATTTATTCAGAAGGATACTGCTAACGGAGGCATTAAGTGGCAAGCCGAGAACCTAAAGAAGCATTACGATGATATTCTTTTTAGTTCAACTTTTGCGTATATGGCTTCACAGGTTTATCAGAGTAGCCACAGGTATCCGGAGTTCATAGATGAAAACAGACCTAAAAAAGTAAAGAATACTTTTGTCAGGGATGCCAATGGGAACCTAAGGAGAATCACAAGTTTAGTTTAATTTTAATTTATATGTCAGACGAGAGGTTCATTTTACCACAATTTCAAGCCCCAAGTGAGGCACAACAGGCAATTCCACAGATTGAGTTGCCAGAGGGCGTAGCCAGAGTAGATTTCTTTGTATTCGAGAGAACGATGAAGAAAGATGGAAGTATGGATATGCAGTTAAGAATTGATAGTTCAGACCCTGAGTATCCGAATACCTTGTCTGCCTTTGAGGTAGTAGGGGTATTAGAAACTGCGAAGTTCAATGTAATGCAACACAGGTTTGCTAAAGGATGAAAACATTGACCCCGACAGGGTTGATATAATCCTGCACAACACACAATTGAAGAAGTTGATAATCAAACGCATAAAGGATTTCAATGTAAGTCCTTTGCGTTTGACGGCTTCGACAGGGGTGAAGTACGATGATTTGAGATTGTGGCTAATTACAGACAGCGTAAATACTAAGTATATTAGTCATTATGAGGTACTTAGAGTTTGTGCATTGTTAAAAGTTAAGTTAAGAGTTCAGTTAATAATTGAAGATAAAGAGGTAAGTCCTGCGATAACAACAAAGCAAAGGTATGACAGAGAAAAATCAGATAGAGTTTCAGAACAAAATCAAACGGAAATTACCGGATACATCAGCGAAGTTACGGGAGTTAATGCCAACTCATTTAGAGTTAATAGAGTATTTGGTGAAAATGACGGCAGAAATAACCTCGGTGGAGGCGAAGCGGAGTTGCCCCAAGGAAATCAAGCACATTCTCAGGGAGTTGAGAAAAGTAGAGATACTGACAAAGATGTACCGAAAAGAGATTCAGGAAATATGGATACAAGATATGAAATATGGAGGCAAAGAGAGAGGGGCGGTTCTGAGTAGTTCCAAGGCGGTTCGGGACAGGACAGATGAAGATTTTATTGAGGAATAATTTATTTTTTTGTATAGTTTCTTAGACAATTGTATATTTGTATCAAGTTCAACTATTTATTTAACAAAAAATGGCTTTAAGGAATTATTCACTCATTGGGGTTTTGAACACAAACCCTTCCGTTGCTGCCGATGTGGCGATTGCAAACGGAGAATTAAGTGTTCAAGATACTACCGTAACCGTTGGCAGTTTGTCATGGGGTGGTGTTATCAATTGGGTAGATGTTACAGATAACACTGTAACTGCTTCAAGTGCCGGTGTATTTCCTGTAAAGGAATTTAACACTGCTGCGGTTGTGCCTACTGCAAATACTCAGTACACGGTTCGGATTTTTCCTGACCCTGCAAGTGGGATCAATCCAAGTACCTACATTTACATTACTGGTACTGTTGCTCCTGCGATTGCCGCTTTGGTTACTGCTATTGCAGCACAAATCACAGCAGATTCACAAGGAACTTACACTGCTACGAATGTCGCAAACGACTTGCGTATTCAAGGTAACTTAGGTACTTTGAATCAGGAAGTTTATGACTTCAACATGAGCATTAACCTTTCTGTTACTCAGACCGTAGTTACTGCTTTGGTTCAGCCAAATGGTACTCCTGCCGTAATCAATGCCAACACAGGTATTCCTTTGGCAAATCTTACTGCTGCGACTTACAACACCTACGAGGTTGCCTACACAGAGAAAGTTCAGAATGCCGCAGGTACTTTTGAGGTATTCAATCGTGAGGCTGTTGTCTATGTAGACGACACCGCAGATGTTCTTTTCGCTGGAAGTTGGTCTACTATCTTTGGTGGTACAGGTGTTGCTGCCGATTACTTGGCTCGTCCGTAATTCTAAATCGGGTATATAAAAAATGGTTGAACTGCCTCCACAGGAAGAAATGGGAAAGCATCCCGAATCTCAAAAAGTGGAGAAACTCTCTAACGAAAGAGGTTTGGGGGCTGAAACCAAAAAACCTGATGTAAATCTTGGTGAGGATATACTGTTTGTTCCTAATATCAATAAGGACAATCGGTATATCCTTACTGATTTACGGAAAGAATACCCTGAACTTGGCAGAATTGAAGAGTTCAAAATCCTAAAGACTTGGCAAATGTACTTTGTGTGGCTATACGCAAGCCCGTGTAGCGAATACGCAAAGACCGAAATGGCTGAATCTTCAAGGCGTAACAGGTCAGTAAAACGGGCTATGTGGGATGTCAATAAAGACAGACTGCGTGATGGAATAAGCAATCAGGATTTCGACAATTACCTAAGAGGTACCTTTTCTGAGGAAGTAAATACTGCTATCCGAAGAATGGAAATGTTCAATCCCAATGCCAGGTTCAAGGCAAGGTTGATGGCTGAAAAGATATTGGACGATTTTATGTATTTTCTCAATAGAAATCCAGAGGAAATTACAGATACCGATGAAAGAAAAAAGTATGTTGATATGTGCGTGAAGATTCACGAAGAGTTACCAGCAGTAATAAAAAATGTGGAGGAGGGATATGGTGTTCGTACAGTTTCTAAGAAGATTGAAATAGAGGGTATGAAAGGCAGAACACTTATGGATATGGCACACGAAAGAGAAAAACAAGACAAATAATGGAATACTCAACTACATCTATAAGACCGAATAGGATTACCGGTATTGACGGCAAGAAAGGTGAGGATTATGATTTAGCTTGGGCAAACTATATTGTTAGCAGAATCTTTGATTGGAGGCTAACTTTTTTTAGAACAAAAACTGATACCAATTGGATGTTCCTTTTATCGAACTACCAAATGAAGTGGCAGTGGATGTTGGATGAAGATATTGATACATTCCTTAATGACGAAAGTGGACAGCCTAATGGCAGGGTTCGGTGGCAAGATAATATTATGGCACCTGTGCTTCGGCAGTATGTAGGTAATGCTATCAGAACAAGTTTCGAATACAGAGCAGAACCCCTAAGCGAGAGTATTCAGCAGAAACGAGATGAAGAAATGAGCAAAATGATGATTATTTCTCAAATTGCTCAGGAAATGGGAGGTATGTTCAAGGATATTCTTCAAGACCAATTCCCGATTGGAGAAGGACCAGAAGATGCTGAAAGACTATTTGATGGTTATTATTTCGATACCCTTACTCGTGATGTAAACAACTTGATTAAGGTTGTTGCTGACAGGAATGATTTAAACGGCAAATTAAAGAAGTGGCTTACTAAGCAATTATGTGCTTCGGGGCTATGTGTTGCATTTAACAAGGAACATTTCGGGCACCAAGTATTTGAGGGTTTAGATAGCCGGTATTTCTTTTGGGATGTAAGTGCTCAAAAAGATGACCTAAGCGATTCTATGTATATGGGCCATAAAGCGTTTTTAGACCCTACATACATATATGAGAAGTACCCTGATTTGACCTTACTCCAAAGGGAGGATATCGAGAAGATTGCAAGTTATCAGAACAATGGCGACCAATTCGACAATGGTTTATGGACAGGCGACCAAACAGGTAGGGTAAGTACCTATTATGCTTTTTGGCGTGATATTGAGGAACACGAATACGGAGTGGTTAGCGATGAAATGGAGAATGAGTTATTTGTCCGTATCAACTACGAAGGTGGGAAATACGAAGACAAAGACCTCATTGTTGCCACAGACGAAAAGTATAAAAAGATTCTCGGACAGGGTTCAGGGAAAAATCGTAAGAACAAAAAGAAGCGGAAATTCAATGCTGATGTAGTTCGGTATTGTGTATTCGTGTACGATATTTCAAGCAGTGCATTTGGCGAAGACGATGATATGGCTCCAATTGTTTTGGAATCAGGAATTATGCCTTATCAGGAAACAACGAGTTTAGATCCAAGCAGTGCAAAATTCCCATATAGCGTCCAAACTTTTGAGTATTGGAATGGAATGGTGGTTAGTCCGTTGGATTCTATGATTGACCCACAGCGAATGATTAACCGTTTTTGGTCAGCACAGGAGCATCAAGTTAATAGGGCAGTTCCACCTGTTACATTAATTGACAGAGGTATTATTGACGAGGAGGAAGGTGAAGAAGGGCTTAGAAGGAATATCCGTAATGGCGACCCTGTATTGGTAAATGGCAAATTTGGGTTGAATAATGCTGTTGCGAATATACCTGGAACAAGGCTTGATGGATTTGAGTATTTAAGTGCAGCGATTGGTCAGGTAAAAAGTGCTGCATTGGCAATTACGGGTGTAAACGAGCAAATGCTTGGAACTGGTAGTTTAGAGTTGGTTAGAAATAATCAGGCAATGATTAACAGAGGAACACTTATTCAGGAGGATTTCTACTTTAGTTTGGCTGATTGTATGAAGCAAATGTATCAGAGTATTGCTAATAGGGGTAGGAAGATATATGCTGATAGTCCACACACTTTGATAAATGCTGTTGGGGACGAAGGTGCTGAGAGAATAAGTTTTACGGCTGATGACCTATTGGCTGATTTCCGCATTAGTTTACAGCGTAGCGAACCCGAGAAGGAGTTGATTAACCAAGGTAATGTTGTTGCGATGCAGTTGTTGCAAATGGGTATGCTTGACGAGAATACTCTTAGCAAGGTACTTAATTTGTGTACTCCGGCAGAGGTTTATAGTGCTGCGAGAAGATACTTGAAAATGAAACAGGAGATTCTGCGTCAACAAGAGGAGGCAATGGCAGCACAAGGACAGGCTATGGAGGCACAGGCACAAGAGCAACAGATAACTAATCAGATGCTACAATTAGAGCAAATGGAACGGGCTGATGCGAATATGGCTGAGAATAGGGATGCTAAGTTATTGGAAACAATGATGAAGTCAGAAGCTCAAATGGCAAGTCGGCAACAACCGAGGCAACAGAGTAATCAAGTAATGTAACAATTTAAACTCCACATATATGATGATGCAACCAAAACCTGCTAAAAAAATGGCACCTGCCAAGAAAATGGCACCTGCCAAGAAAAGTTCTCCTGCTAAAAAAGCGGTTCCTGCGAAGGGTATGGCAACTGCAAAGAAAGCAATGATGAAGTACAAAAAGTATTAACTTTGCTTTTACACTTCAAACGAGAGAGTGTCCGAGGGAATCAGCATCCCTCGGACATTTGTTTTTATTTCAATTGTATATTTTTCTGTCCGTACAATTTTTTGTACGATAATTAGGAATTTTATATCTTTGTCTAAAATAATGGACAAAGTATGTCAGAACAACAAGCACTTTTAACCCCTGAACAAGAAGTAGAAATCAGGGAGGCAATGGAATTAGACCCCGTTCTAAACCATTTATCACCGGTAGAATATGCCAAAGCAAAAGGTTATTTAACCGAAGTAGAGGATACTCCCAGACAACAAGCACCTGTTGAAACACCGGTAACTCCCGAAAATACCGAAACACCTGTAATCGAGGCTGAGGTAGAATTTGAGGAGGAACAGGATGAAGAAGAAGAAGTAAGCGTATTTCAAACCAAGAAAGGTACTAAAGTAAATTTCAAGGATGAAAGCGAAGCCAAAGGTTATATCAAGGACAAATTAGGAATTGATGTAAATACCCCTGCTGGATATGCAAAATTGGTTGAGGCTTTTAACAAGCAAAGAACCAATGCACAGAAGGCAACAGAACTCGAAAAATACAAGGAAGATATAGAAACAGCATTTGCCGAAATGCCTCCTGAAATCGTTAAGGCTATCGAAGCCTATAACAATGGCAGTGATTGGAAACAAGCAATTATGTCTGCTCCTGGATTGAAACTTGATTTTAATAAAGACTTGGAAAGTCAGGACAGATGGGCATTAATCGAAGCCTATGCACCAGATGAATTGACTCAAGAGGAATTTGAAGATGATCCAAATTCTAAAGAGGTCTTACGCTTGTTAAGGGTTGCTGAAAAGGCTTTCCGACTTGACAAACAACAGAATGACCGGCAGGTTGCTGAGGCAAAGCGTGTTCAAACCGAAAGAGAAAAATCTTTCAAGAATTCCGCACTCAGTTCACTCGAACAGGTCAAGGCTGACTTCCCTGGTATTGACGACAAAGAGTTGAAGAAACTCGAAAAAGTCTTAACAGGTGGCAGTTTAGGTTCTGAGTTTTTCAACAAGGATGGTACTTATCGGGTAGATGCCGCCAAAAAACTTGCATTGATTCAGTATGCTCCCACAGAAATCGAAAGATTGAGCAAAAAACTTACGAAGTTACAGCAGAAGAACAAAGAACTTTCTGACCAACTTGCAGGGGTTGTTAGCCGAGGGAGAGATACCGTTGCAGATGAAAAAGGTGGAGATAGTTCTATGAAATCCAATGAGCAAAGCATAGTACCAGATTGGCTTCGAACTAACACTCACAAAATTTAATTCTTAAAAAGAAATGGCAAGTACACAATACACCCCGCCTAATGCAGCGTATAATAATAACGCAGCAAACCCCCTTGGTTCCTTTTGGGGAGGTCTAACAGGCCAACAACAAGCAATCCTCGAAAGAGAGATTTACACTTCGATTGTAGATTCTGCCCCACAGCAGTTTTACGATTTGAAATTACTTATGGACAAATCACCTATCACTAAGACAAGTGATGAACACGAGTGGTTTGAAGCTCCTTATGACCGTTATGGTCTTCCTGTAAATGCCGTAAGTGCAACTGTTACATGGCCAACTACTCAGAATGTAACCCTTGTTACTTCTGACAATGTTACCTTGAACATGGTATTGACTTACCCTAACAACAAGCAAGGAACTGTAACTGCTAAAGCCGGTAATGTTATTACCGTTACTCCAATGCAGAACGACAGCCTTCCTGGTATTGCAGCAGGTGATGTTCTTACCTTTGCTTCTCAAATCGAGGGTGATAGTGCTACCAACATCAGCAACTACTACCGTTTGAACCTTCAGCGTAAATACAATTACATTTATCTGTTAGCGATTGGTATGCGTTATGGTTTTGTTGAATTGTTGAAATACAAGTCAAACAACTACCTGCCTACTTTCCTTGCAGACGAGCGTGATAGAATGTTGAAAAACTTCCGTATCTCTATGTCCAACCAATTGTGGATGGGTAAAAAAGGTATGATGTTCTTGGCTGACGGAACTCCCGTTAAAATGATGGGTGGTATCTTGAACGAAATGTTGGCTGCTGGTAGTCCGAACATTCAAACTCCTATTTCTTCTTTTGGAGATGCCGTTGAATCAGCGTTGCTGAACACAATGGGTGGTCCACTTGGAGAAGAGAAGTTCTTGTTTGCTACTCCTACTCGTATCCTTCAATTGTCTAAGCAGTTTAAGTCTGCCTTGACTCGTTACACTCCAAACGACATGGTTGCTAAATTGAACCTGAACATGATTGACATCGGTTCAGCAAAAGCAGTTTTAGTACCTAATTTGCGTTTTGAGGACAGAGCAAGTTTCCCTGCTGCATGGCAAAATTATGCCTTCGTATTGCAGAAAGAGAAAATCAAAACTGTTAAATTGTTAGGCTATGATGCTACTTGGACAATCAATCCTCGTAACAACGGTGGTCCATCTTTGAACAACTTCTATGAGTTCGGAATGAGTTCTTCTTTGGGCTTACAGTTTGAGGCTCCACAGTATTCTTCATTGATTACAATTCAGTAATTTCTTTGTATCATCGGTAAGGTTCAGGGAGGGCATTAAAATCCTCCCTGAATTTCCGATACAACTTATCACATTACATAAATTAAAATGGGACAGAACAATCAGCCGAAACACGGCACAAACGCTGGAAATAACAGCGATAAAAGCCAAGCAGAATTACCTTTGACAGAGAAGGAGATTCACGACAATTCATTTACAGGTCAAATCGTTATCAATGATAAAGATGGCAAACCTGTTACTATTACCCTCGAACAACTCCGACAGATTCAGGAAAGCCTTGGTCCGAGAGTTATTCAAGTTGCAGAACAACATAATCGTGTTGCAGAGAAAACTACTGAAAGTACCAATCCTGAGTTACAATATCGGGTTGAGGATTACCTTGATGAACCCGTAGTATTCTTTTCTTTGCGTAGAGAGTTTATTGATTATGGTTGTTTCGACCACAAAACAGGACGATACCACATTCCTCCTTTTAGGGATGAAGGCAAGAATAAAAACGAGAACGGTGAATATCCGGTAAAGCCAATTCACTTCAGATTCTCCTATGCCGAGAAGGTTGCCAATTACAAATTAGGGGAGTTTAACGACATTCCTTTCTGTACTTATTTCTGTAAGAATCAGAAGGAGTTGGATTACTTGTTGAACCATCCGAAATTAGGAATTGAGTTCTTCCGTGCGAAAAATGAGATTACCACCACAGATACCATTCGTGGCAGAGCTTTAGCAGATGCAGCCAACGAGGTTGATGTATTGCGGAATGATAGCGTAATTGAGAGGTTGCAAAACTTAGGCAAGGAGGTATCTACCGATATGGGTCAGAATAGAAATCAGTTGATTGCTGTTTTGGCTGACGAAAGATTGAAGCAAGAAGATAAGATTATGGCTAACAACGCAATGCTTAGTAGCGATGGAAAGCGTAAGGCTATCTTCGAAATGGGTTCTAACAAACCTGCGGTACACGAGAGAGTATAAACTAAACTATGATACAGGTACAGACCATTATAGACAGGATGAAGTCGGCTTTAGATGCTGAGGGTAGTGATTACTACAATTTCGGCAGGGATTTTAAGCCAGCAATCAACTATGCTTTAGAGTGGTCTGTATCTGTTATTACTCCTTACCTTGGTCAAAAAAAGTTCTCCGAAGAACTATTTCGGGAATTGACTTTCAGTAAAATTTGGCAGACAAGTGAGTACAGCAGGGTGAATATCAATCCGGCAGACCTGAACAATAGGGATATTTGGACAATTCTTGCTATTTACCCTAAGCCTTATGTAGTTGTTGAAAGTGCTTCTGATTTAATTCCTAATCTTCCAGGTACTTACTACAACGAGATTCAGCCTTATTTGAATCAGCAGGTTTTTAATGCACCTATTGTTACACAGGCTTGGAACGCCACAGGATTAACTACATTACTTCCACACGAAGGTACATTCAGACCTGAATTAAGTTTCCTTAGAAGTGATAAAAGTTGCCGTAGAGAGAACCTTGAAAGGTATGCAACTAATAAAGGAAACCCATTTGCACCGGGTAATATTTCCTACAATGACGATGTTACCGAATATGTTTATGTAAGTTACATTGATTATACTTCGGTTTATGGAGGTTACAAACTGACTATTCCCAGAGAATTAGAAATTGCACCCTATATTCCCAATGAATTAGTTGCTGTTTTCTACATTCATACTCCTGCTGAGGTAGTTTTAGCAACCGATACTATTCCATTTCCTGCAATTATGATGAATGTTTTAGTTTCTAAGGCATTGAATTATATCAGTATTAAGCAGAATAACGGCACGAATTTGAGGGGCACAACGGATCAAGAATTACTTTCATTACTTGGGGCAGTAGAGTAACAGATTATGGCACAGAATCCAAAGCAAGGCATTTTGAAGCGTGTAGGCGTAAGTGGTTTTAACAAGCCTAAGCGTACACCAAGTCATCCAACCAAAAGCCATGTAGTTGTGGCGAAAGAAGGTGAAAAAGTAAAAACTGTTCGTTTTGGGCAACAAGGAGTAACAGGTGCTGGAAAGAACCCGAAAACTCCTGCTGAAAAAGCAAGAAAAAAGAGTTACTATGCGAGGCATAATGCCCAAGACCCCAATCCAAGTAAATTATCTGCTCGGTACTGGTCGCACAAGGTCAAGTGGTGATAAAAAAAATCTTCTTATATTTGTATTCACAAAGTTCAACTAAAACATATTTCAAACATGAAAAAAATTCTTTTCCTCCTTTTGACAGCAGTGTTGCTGTTTGCCTGTGAGCCTTCTACGGCTACTGCACAAAGAACAATTACCTATGAAGTTACCAATGGTTACTTTTTGGTAAAATCAGGAACAACTAAACTGGTAACTTTATCAGTATTAGACGCAAAAGTCGATACGGTTCAAAGACCTTTGACTTCTTATGATTATACAACTTTGCGATTCACCGGAAATGGTACATTTATAAATTTGCGATATTCTCCAACCAATGATACTATTTCAGGTCGTACTGCGGTTCAGGCTCGCAATATTATGAATCAGACTATTAATGCTGCGAAAGGAAATTATCTTGGTGCATATAAGAAATCCGAGTTAATTGCCCCTGATACTGCTTTTACAGGTAATTACTACTACGATACCGACACTGCTACTTTTAGATTCAAGAGAGCAACAGGTGGGTTCCAAAGTATTCAACCTAAGTTTTAATTAACCAACCATGAAAAAACTTCTGTTTTTATCAATATTGCTTGTTTGCGTAGTTTCTGCGAAGGCACAGTCGTATAACATTCTTAGTTGGGAGTTCAAAAACGACATAATGTTGTTGAAGAGAAGTGGGAATAACCGAGTGTTTTTCAAAAGCAACATAATGAACACTTATTTTGGGCCTTGTTACTTAACTTCTATATGTGTATATAATGATAGGGCTTTAACCAATTTGTCATATGCGAGAATTGACTATTCTCCACTAAATCCTAACAGGGATACTATAATCGGATACACAAGAGACCAAGCTATTGACTTGTTAAATCAATCTGTAAATGCCAAAAAAGGTAACTATTTGGGTAATTATCAGAAAATAGGATTATTTGTTCCTGACACCTCAACAGTTGGTTATTACTACTATGATAAAGACAGTGCATTGTTCAGAGTAAGGACAGAAGCATCTGGCTGGCAGAGTTTACAGCCTAAGAATTAAGGGTTAATTAGCGTTGCCTTTTGACAGAGCCCGGAGGATTGATGACCTTCGGGCTTTTTTTATTTGTCCTATTTAATATACAATTTCGTATCTTTGGGGTATGGCTGGATACACATATAGGGAGGTTGTCTATGATATTTGGCAATCCCTAAAACAGAATTTTGACGATGGAGAACTGACCTTAGCACAGGTTTTGTACCATGTAAGCGTAAGTGCTAACAGGTTGAAATATCAGCATTTAAACAATGAATTAAAGGATTCAAGCACAATTGGAGGCGATTATTTAAGGGTATATTCTAATATTCCTATTCAATCTCAAAGCACATCAAGCAATCCGAATGTAATTAAGAATCAAAAATATATCATCCTTCCTGCGAGAATAATTGACCTGCCGAGGGATGGAGGAATAAAGTACATTACTTATGACCATTTAGACCCAAATTGTTGTTATGGCCCAAATCAGGTGAATTTTACAAGAACTACACCGGGTTTTGGAATTCAGAGGTTATATGGAAATGAGTATGAAAAACCGAGCGAAGCCAATCCGTATTTCTATGTAGTTGAGGACGAAAGTGGAAATGGGGTACGGATTTATTTATTGGGCTTAGAATGTAGTAGTATTGCTAAGTTGCAGATAGGGTGTTATGCCTATACTACTGCTGCTGACATTAAAAGCCTTGATGATATTCTTGATTTGCCGGAACACCTGATTGAGGTATTGAAATACAATGTAATCAGCCTTGGTAAGTTTGTATTAGCAACGATTAGTGATAATATTAACGATGGGCAGAATACACTTTCGGCTGAAAGTGGATTAAGTCGTGCTGACCAATTGTATCAGCAACAAGTTACACAACAATTACAGGGAGGTAATTAATTATGGAATGGAGCGATAGAATTACTGCTGACGATATTATTTCTGAAGTAAGTATGATGCTTGATGATGCAGATTTACAGAGGGGATTAAGTCGTGGGTACTATATGAATAGTGTTCAAAGGGCTTATGAGGATTTGAATTTGCAATCGTTCATGACTATTCTTACTAAGGATATTCCCTTGGTTCCTGGTAGGTTTACTTTGGATATGCCTTCTGATAGTTTCAATATTCGTGAAATGTATTTGCATAATGGCGTATGTTGTCAGCCTGGAAGTGAAATGGCTGTTGTGCATTGGAAGAGGTTGTATAACAATAGCCAAGGTGGTCCTGGATATACTGCTTTAGTAAAAGACAATCAGGCACAGGATTACTACTACAATGCAGGTGGACAGGGGTTCGATATTCAGAGTACAGGGTTTACTACTTACTTTGCCAATATTGAGAATAGACTGATAATGCTTAGTAGTCCTTCTTTGGAGTTCAAGTATTTGAGGTTAGTTTATAATAGCCTTGGAGGTGAGATAGGTTCTACCATTGAGATTCCGAGAGTAGTTAGGGAGTGCATTACTTTAATGACTGCAAAGCGTGTCTGTAAGGCATTATTAGCGAGGGATGAAAAGAAGTACCGGACTATATATCAAACGATAGTAGGCGACCTTGACGACCCAAGAGAAGGGGCATTAGCAAGGGCTAAAGTGTTTCTTGTCAGAATGGGAACATGGAAGCGTAATGAGTTTAATTTGAACAACGAAACCTCAAAGTATTAATAGGATATGCCATTACAATCAACAAATAGCGATTTAGTGTGTTTAGGCACATTGAGCATCAAAGAAAATACCGTTGAAATATGGTGCGATAAACTGCAAGTAGAGCCACCGTTTATAAAAATCAATGGAATTGTTTGTGCAAAAAACCATGAATTGCCTATTAATATTAGCGACAAAGTTGAATTTATGGGTGATGATGTTTGTTTCGGTGGGGCACTTCTCATTACCAACAATAAAACTCCACCTGTTCTCTTAAATATTCAAGACATGATAGACAACAGAACAACAGTTAATCGTTCTGAAAAATATTTCAATGATTTTGAAATTAACAGGTACAGTGTTTATGTAACAAACGAATTTAAAAATCTTTAAGATATGCCATTACCGATACATAATCAGAAGGGAACGGAGATAGATGTAAAAGCCTTTAACAAAGGTGCTTCATATAGCATTGACGAGCAGTTCCTTGGGCAGTCAGATTCAGGTATGTATATTGATGCCGAGAATATGCGACCAACGGGGCTTAATGCTGATGAAATGGCATTGTCAAGAATTAGCGGAGAGGAGATTGAGTATATTTCTGAGGATAATAGTTGTAATAGTTACTATGGTGCAACATTCATCAATGGTGCATGGAGATGCTTAGGTACAATATTTGTCAAAGGAAAGATTGTTGAGTTGTGGTGCGATGAATTACAAACACTTGCTCCATTTATTCGTATTGACGGCATTATTTACGCTGCAAGTCCACAACTACCAATTGACATAGATTATCCTATTCAGTTCCATTGGAATAATACCTGCCTTGGTGGGGAGATTTATCTTACCGATAACAGAACTGCACCTATTATCCTGAATGTTCAGGATATGATAGATTCAAGCGAGCCTGTTTGTACGGAGAAATACTTTACTGAATTCGACAGAAGAAGGTATGAGGTAAATACACAGATGCCTCCACACATGATGTCGTTTGTTGAACTTACTCCAAGTCCGGGCTATCCTGCTGATAAAGTAATTGGTTCCGTAGGACTGAAAGTAGGTATGTATTCTTACTCGTTTCGGTATGTAACGACAAGTGGGGATAGAACTGCATGGACAAATGTTACTCCGACAATTCCTGTACCTGTTCAGATAAATACAAATAGCGGTCAATATCCGAGTATTAAGACTTATGGTGCTGACCCAAATACTCAAACAGGATATGGAATTGTACTTAATTTCAGGATTCAGAATGAACTTGGGTATGACTACATTGAAATTAAGCGTTATTCGTACAATACAGGTGTTCCCGTAGGTTTTACTCCGAGTGCAGAACTTATAGGCACATTGGGATTAGTTGATGGCGAAAATGTAGTAAAGTATATCGTTGACTTTGGTGCAGTTGGAGAACCTATTACCGATGAAGATGATACCGTTCAGTATGGACCTATTGAAGCTTGTAAGACTTTAAGGTACTTTGAGAATAGGTTACACCTTATGAATGTAAGGTATGCCTCGATGGATTTTACTCCGACATTCGTAAGCAATGGGCGACCAAACTTATTCCCTGTAATGGCACCGCTTGGTATTGTTGGGTACAATGATGCCTATTACACTACTTATTATCGTAGTTTATTTAGGGGTGAGAAGTACGGCTTCGGAGTAGGTTTTTGGAATACTTTAATGGGGCAAAGTTTTGCTACGCCTGTTACGGGTTTTACAAATTATCAATTGCCTGACAGAAGAGATACTGCAAGTGCTGATACACAAACTTATAGTTATACTACTCTGCCAAGGGCTTCTGTTTATCAGACAAATAGCGATGATTTTTGCCACGAAACATATAGTTTAGTCAATGCCGTAACAAAGAATGATTGTTGCAGTTTTAAGAATATTGCTTGCGATGGGCAAAAACAAGACGGAGGAATTTTAACCTGCGATGGTAATGAGGGCATAACTAATATGCCGGCTTTCTGCGGTTGTGGTTCTGTTTCGAATCCAACACAGGCTGTTGATATAGGATATCAACCATTAACTCCAATAAGTGAACGAGACCCAAGCGTAACCGGACACGATTATGTAATAAATACAAGGGTTCAGAATGATTGCAGTTCACTTGCGGATTTTCACCCTGCTGGTTTTGCACCTGAATATTTCGCTTTAGGAGTTGCATTAAATGGTATTGATGACAGTCTTTTGCCTTCATATATTCAGGCATTTTCAATCCTTAGAACTAAACCTGCTGGCAGAGTTGTGTTTCAAGGCATAGGTGGTTACTATCTTTATCCGAATCCGAGTGGCAATGCAACAGACCCTGCATATAAAGCAACGGATAAATTATGGTTTTATAGTTTCGAAGCAAGTGCAAGGTCTGGTCTTATTTCTCAACAGGTAATTAATGAAATTGGTAACAATGTAAGTTCAAGGTATGAGGCTCAATTAGTTTCACCGGTTGGTATATTCCCTGAAGTTCCGCATGGAGAAAATAGAACAGGGCTTCAAGAAGACCATATTGATATGTGTTTGTATCCGAGATTCTATGAGGATAACGCAACAATAAACCTTACTCCTGACCCTACGAGTACAGGTGGGTATGTTCAATTTGGTAAATGGAGAAATGCCGGCTTTCCGGGATGGGAAGCAAATTTGAATATAAACAGAGCAAGTTTTGGATTAAATGAGTTCAGAAGTGCCAATAATTCAGGAACAGACACAAGTGGTATTGGTAATGAGTATTTAGGCGACAGAGGAAATCAATTCTTTGTTTTAGGTACAAGTACGGCTGTTTATAATGTTCAATCAGTTGGTTCAAACGCTTGTGATAACAAATACCCAAGTGCTGACCTAAAAAGCTTTCACGAACCTTGGTATAATATCAATATCATTGATACACTTGCGAATATTCCTGCTACTGATGTAACTACCTATTTTGATACAGGTGCATATCAGAAACTAAGGTCTTGGGTAGGAACATACACACCTTCTACTACATTTTTTATACTTGCAGGTGATGAAAGATGGGAGGATATTAGACCTTGGACACCGAACAATATTCTGACAGGAACAGTTACTGAGGTTAATGCGAATACCATTAATAGCATTATTCAGATTGAAAAACCTGATGGAACCGTTGAATATTACCTAAATGTAGATGGCGTTGGTGCAGGTGCCGTTGCTGCTCTGTCTGCATTGTTGCCATTTACAATTGGTGCCGGTGCGACAAGTAAGCCCAATGTAACAATTTCAGGTCTTTATGGAACTACCCTTGCGACTACACCTTATCCAAGGATATACTCAATTGTGTTCAATGCAGGTTCAACACCCGTTACAGGTAGCAAGGTTATTATCAAATACGATAATGAGGTTCCTGTTAAGGCTTTTGGAGGCGATGCTTATACCGGTGATGATACAGCCTGTTTTGTTGATAGACAAATTCCTAATGGCGGTGGAAATCCAGCAAATACAGGTACAAGTTCTCCACTACCACTTAACCTTGGTTTGCCTTACTATGAGATTCAGGTTAATCCAAGAATGTTTATTACTCAGGATGCCAGAGGTGGTGGAAACAAAATTCAAGATTGCAGTAGTTTGCAAAGTAGGTGGTTACGGCAAATGATTGCTTTATTCAATTGCGAAAGCCGGATTCATCTGCCATACAACTACGAAGCACCAATAACAGACCCACCAAGTTATCAAATGGGAAAATTCTTCCCTGCGACAAACTATATCATGCGTCCTAATGAATGGGAAACAACAGTTCAGGACGATAACTTCTGTGGTGGTTCAGGTATTATTTATGACAACTATAAGTCTGACTATCCTGACGAATGGATTTATTGGAGATACGGAGGTTACAGATACCAACCTCAATTCAATATTGACTATTTACACATCCAGAATGTTACTTTTTGGACAACTAAACCAACAACAGGATTTAGGGAATTAACAGAATTTTGCACAAGGGATGCTTATAGCCTAAAGCGTGAAATTGCCAGAGTAGATTCTCCAGGTATCAGGACTTTCCTTGCCCAAAATGTTTATGACTTGGATGATCAAACAGGAGAAATCAAATTTGCTTGGTCTGCATTGGGAGGAAACAAGGGTAATAACCTATATGCTTTTACCGAAAGGGGTATGTGTTTATTACTTACTGAGGATGCTATTATCAGGGATGCAACAGGTGAGCAGATAGCAATGGGGTTAGTAACTGAGGGTAAGGTTATCGGTGGCGAGTATTGGATTAGCCGAGAGATAGGCATGAATGAGGAGTCTTGGAGGTCAAGGGCTGAGTATAATAATTCATTGTATTTTATGAATAAGACAAGTGCTTATTTATTCAATGGGAATGAAGCCTTAGATATTGCAAGGAAATTCAACTATTTCGCTAAGATAATTCAGTATTTGAATGCTTTTGGCAATGGATATGCTACTTGGATTACATCATGCTACGACACTAAGCACGAAGAGTATATGGTTCAGATACAGAATACAAGGGAGGAAACTCAATTGTTTGTGTTTAGCCAAAAGAATCAAGCTTGGAATGGCAGGTATTCATATCGTTATGACCAATACCTGAGCTTTGATAATCAAACTTACGGAATGGGTAGGTGGATAGATGGTGATGAAGCAGGTACTTACTTGTTGGATACAGGGGATAGGATAAATAATAATGTTGTTCAGGCTAAGGTTTGGCAGTCAAGTGCTAAGAATCAGATATTGGCTAAGGAGTTTCAGGGTATTAGGGTTAGTTCAAGTCAGGTTCCTACGAGGGTAAATTTGTTTGACAATGTTCAACAAGCGGAGGCAGGAACGATTCAATGTTTTATCAATGGTGCTGATTTAAGGAATTACGGAAGTGCTTTTGAGCAGTACATTGGTAGGAGAATAATTGCAGGAAACGACAATAGAATGCAGGGAACGGCAATTGTTTACGAAATAACCTTTGGTGGAAGTGGGGATTTTAAGATTGTGAGTTCCGGAATTTATTGGAAACCTTTAGTATAATGTGTATTTTTGAAGTGTTAAAATAAGGAGGAAATTATGGACCCGATGACAATGATGATGGTATCGCAAATGGCAGGGGGTAAAGGTGGTGGAGGTGGAAGCGGTGCAGGATTGCCTTTAGCAATTGGAGGGGCACAACTTATTCAGGGGCATATTCAACGGGCTAAGGCTAAGAGAATGCAACCAGCACAGGAAGATGCTCAACAAGTTACTGCAATGCAGGAGTATCAGCGTAGGGCGAATAATGCTATGACAGGGGCTAATATCAGCAATCAAATGCGTAATTTAGCACAGATGCAGGGTGCAGGGGTTAAGGCTTTAAGTAGAGGTGGAAATCTTGGTCAATATGCTCAGTTAGGTAGGATTCAGGGTAATGCCTTGAATAATATTTTAGCACAGGGGCAAGCACAGGAGCAGAGTTATAGGACTATGTTTAACGATATGCTTGAAACCGTTGCTGACCGCAGAATGAGGGTTCAAAGTAAGGCTGCTGATGCTATGAGTATGAGAAGTGAAAAGAATATCGGTGCAGGAACACAGGGGATTATGGCAGGGATGGCGAAGATGGGCGGAGGCAAGTCTACTAATACCGGTGCTGAAATTGGAACAAAGGGAACTTCCGGAAGTTCTTTTGGTCCACAATCTATGAATATGGAACAAATTACTGCTGCTGGAAATGCCCCTATTATGGGTTTTGGTGGAATGCCGTTAGGGATATAAGATAAAAGAAAATGAGCGTATTAGGGAAGTTAAAATCACTATTCGGGTTTAACGAAGAAAATCAAAATGATATTTCCTCATTTGAGGATGCAGGGATGACATTAGATGGAACGACAGGAACGGAAACTATTAATGCTGTTAGCCAAAACCAAACACTACCTGAAAATGTAGTAAATTCTAATCAACAAACAGGCACTCAAACAATAGGTAACGAAACAGGTACTCAAACAGGTACTCAAACAGGTACTCAAACAACAGGTACTCAAACAACAGGCGGTGAAATAGGAGTTGCAAACACAAGAGGTGGTGGAACTCCTCCTCCTCCGGGTGCTACTCCAGGAATAGTTGGAGGTGGTGGAATTAACCTTGGTGCAGGAAGTGAGTTTGTTCGTGTGATGCCGGGGCAAGTAGTAGAAACCACTGACAAAAAAGGCGTAAAAAGCAAGTCTATTGAAGACCTTATCGAAATAGGTGGTTCAGGATTTGATGATGATGTATATGCTCGTAAACTTCGCAGACAGGCTGCTATGCCCGACTTGAAGAATGAGGATTACTTCCCAAATCAACCATTTTCTGAAAGCCGTACTGCTTGGGGCGACCCGATATTTTCCGGTGCAGGGGCACAATTTCCTATGGCGGCCTACGATGCACAGCGAAAAGCAAGGGCACAAGCAGAACTTGACGAAGCTAAAAGCAATATAATGCAACTTAAAATCCCTGAAATTGACACCGGGGCTTATGCTCAAAGATTCAAAACAGGCTTTATTGACGAAGTTTCAAGCCTTACGAATGACTATGTAAAGAGGTATGGAAACTCAAAGAAGGCTATTCAGGCTATGCGACAAGATGGTTCATTGGCTAATCTTCAAGCAAAGTTCGAGGGTATTGCAAAGAGTATTGACCAAACAGCAGGTAGGGCAAAAGATTTCCTTAAAGGGGCACAAGAAAAGGCTTCTACAATGTATTATTCTCCTGAAGGCGTTAGGGCTGCAACTAACTTCATGAATGGAATGGATGCCTATGCAAAAGGTCTTATTACTCCCGAACAACTGAATCAGTTAGAACAACAGTTTAATACTGCCCAGAGATGGGATGACTACAAGGAGAAAGCCCTTAATGACTTTACCGATGACGAAGTTGTTCCGGGGCTTATGGGTGACAAACTTAGCCCAGAAGAAGAAATTGAATACCAAAAGCAACTTAATTTACCCGGTGGACTTAAAGATAAGCGACACTTTCTTGTTGTTAAAAAGTATAGTCAAGCAAATAAAGGTAAAATTATTGAAGGTATTGTTAAACCATTCTTTGATACCAATCGTACTGCATTTGAGCAATTGAAGCAGGGGAGTGAAACTAAAGAAGAAACCATTGACAGAGTTGCAAGAGGCATTGTTGCCATGAGAGGCAATAAGATTTTTGAAGATGTTATTTCTGAGAGTCAGGATAAAGGGGTGAATATTACAAATGTAATGGGTGGCACTCCTTCTACTGAAACAGGATTCTACTACAATACAGCAGTAGCACAGCCTCAAATTAAAGAGTATTTGACTTCTCAGTTTGAAGCCGTTAGAAGCGGTAAAATGACACCTAAACAAGCACTACAAGAAGCCTACAAATTAGCAGATAAAAGCGGTAGTTGGATTGCTGATAATACATACATGAGGGTAACAACTCCGGGCAAATGGGCTTCTATTAAAGAAGAAGTAAATCCAATACCATACTCCGAAATGTTTATCCCTACTCAGAGCGGAGGTTTTCAACCATATGATGCTAAAACAGCAACCGGAAATGCAAATGAGTCAGCAAATACCCAACCTGCCCATAGTGTGATATTAGACACAGAACGGGCGTGGATGATACCTGATGGCGATGGATTTAAAATGATTTCACAGGAGCAGTATAAAAAACTTGGTATGCCTGAAAGTGCTATATCTTACAGGATTGACAAGGTTAATACATACAGAACCATTGATGACTTCAAAGAAAGTGGAGGCGCTAAAGACCCAAAAACAGGTCAATGGGTTATAAGTCCAGAGTTAATGAAAACCGGAAGTAAAAATGCCGGGAAGATTGCTTACCAAATATACCCTGAAACTGTTGAAGGAATTAGCGATTTAGATGTTATGGGTAGTAAGGATACTAAAACAAAATCTTCTGGCCCCGGAAAGGCTACAAAGATTAGTGTTAGTAAAAGTGTTGAGAATTTATAAATTTCAAGATGGGCAAAGAGCAATATAGTAGTAAGGTTTATAGTTTTCTTGCAAGAAATGGGGCGGTAGATTATAATAAGGTAAATGAGGTTGATTTCGTTAATAAAATGAAACAGCCTGAATTTGCTCAATCTATGTATTCGTTTCTTCAAAATGCTCAAAAAGAAGGATACTTAGGCACTCTAAAACCATACGAAGAATTTGTTTCTGAATTTGGCGTTACAGAAATCCCTTCTCCCCAACCTTCCCAAGTTCCAGGTTCAGAAGGGGGTTTTCCAAGACCGGAAGAGTTAAACACAACCAACATAATGGGTGCGACAACGGTAAGGCAACCTGATGGCGGTAATATTGCTTACGATGTACCGGTTGCCGGTGCAACGGGTGTTCCTGCTGAAAATATATACAACCCCAACAGAACGCCCACTAACCAACCAAACGCCACTTCTGCTGAAACTCAAATAGCACCGCTTGACCAACAGGCAGGACAGGTTCAGGGAGGAATGACACAAGGTCAAGGGCTTGGTGCAGGGCAGTTCCAAATTACGGATACTCGCGGTGCAGAAGCGAAGCCTCCTGTTGCTTCCGAAACGCCACAGATGGCAGGAGTTCAGCCACAGGTAACTGGGGTAAGTGGAGAATCGGTAATTCCCGTTTCTGCTCCACAAAGTTCTGAGGTTAATCCATATCAATTTGGCGTTACTAAACTTGGTGAATTTGAGGCAGGACTTATTGGTGGTATTGGAAGTGAATTAAGGGGAATTTCTGAATTAGGATATAGTATTGACAGTAAAATTGTCAATGCACTGAAAGGAACTCCATTAGAGGGAAGTTATTCAATGCTTTCTAAACCTGAAGACTCTTGGATTTATCAAGCAGGGAAGGGATTAGAAAACTTTGCTGAAAAAGACCTTTACAGAAATCCTCAATACGCAGGTGGGCTTACCGGAACGGTTGCAACTGCATTAGGTCAGGTAGGTTCAATAATGATGCAGGGAGGCTTAAATCCGGCAGGTGGCATTATGAAACTTGGCAGAGGGGCACTAACTAATAGGCAATTAATAGCCAATGGTGTAAAGAAATTATTTGGTCGTTCTTCTATTGCAGGTGGTTTTCAAATGGTTGGTGCAGAAACACAGGCTGCACGACAATTGCACAAAATGGCTAACTCAATGGACAAGGATGCCTATGTTCTTGAACGAGTTACAGCCGGTGAAAACGCTAAAGATGCAGGTGATTCTTGGGAATCATTAAGGAATACAACTGAGGACAAAGTAGCAAGTTCAATAATACCTACGGCTTTGTTCGCAGGTTCTTTGGAGGCTATTCCATTGGAAAGGTTAATGACAAGACTTGGGAAACCTGTAACGAATGTTGTTATAGATGCTTTCAAGCAAGGTGGTGTTCAGGGTGCTGAGGAGGCTATACAGGAAACCTTACAACAGGTGGTTCTTAATGCCGGAATAGGACAGACTTATAACGAGGCTCAAAGGCTAACGAGTGGCTTATATGAAAGTGCGGAGGGTGGTGGTGCAACAGGCTTTGTTTTAGGGGCGGTATTAACTGCTTTAACAGGCAAACGAGCAAAAGTAAGACAACAGGTTCAGAATGGCGAAATAAGCCAACAGGAAGCAATTGCGGAGTTAGAGGATATTAATAAGGCTGAAACTCTTGTTCAGGATAAGTTACAGGTCGTAGATAACTCTTTAAGTTTGGTTTCTGAAGAGGCTAAAAAAACAATGGAATCAAAGGAGGCTCAGGATTACTTTGAAACTAATAAGCCGAGCGAAACTAACGCTTTGGTAGTTATGCCTACCGAGGTAGAAACTACTTTAGATAAGATTGCAGATAATATTCTTATTAGTTCAGAAGGATTGCATAGTGCTTATCAATGGGTAAATAATGCTGTTAAGTCTACCTTAAACAACCAAGCCATAAGTCAAGGTGAAAAAGGTGCTACCCTGAATATCCTTTCAGGAATGCTTGCCGATATTGACAAGGCAAATACAGAGGGGCAGAAATTCGTAGATGAAGTTGAGGCAGTAAGTGTTCAAGACAGAGTTCCTGCGGTAAGGGAGGGTGTTAAGCCATTACCTGCTGGTCAAGAACCTAAAGGTCAAGCCACGATAACTCCGAAAGGACAAGGGGAAAGTATAAGGCAGGCTCGTAGGGTACGAGGAGGTGTTAATGTACTACCGAGTTCAGGTGAGGTTATAGTAACTCCACAATCAGCACAACAACAACTAACCATACAAGAAAATGAAACAGGCAAACAAGAAGTCCCCGTGTTGGAAGGGGTACGAGGCAGTGGGAACCAAGGTCAAGTCGGGCAAGAAAGTACCCAATTGCGTACCCAAGAAGCAGGGCAAGCCCAAGCCAATGCGGAAGGGGAAGTAGAAACTGACAATGCTATAATGTCCGGTGAATTTACGGATGTAGCAAAAATAAATAATGAAGATGTAAGCCTTCCGGAAAAAGGATTCATCATTTCTGATGTTACCCTAAAACCGGATTCAGAAAAAGGCAAAGGTTCAGGACAAGAGGTATATAAAAAAGCTCTCGACAAACATAAAGTTCTCTATTCATTTTTTCCGGTAAGTGAAGATGCTCAAAGGGTTCAGGACAAACTTGTTGAGAAAGGAATTGCCACGATTGAAAATATAACACTTCCTGATGGAACAGAGGCGAGAGTAATTAGAGCCACTTCTACCACCCCCCAACAAGTTCAGGCACAACCGGAGGTTTTAGCAGATGTGGAAAGTACGGCAAAGGCGTTGGAGGGGAAAGATTTAAGCAATATTCCAAGAAAAGCAAAGGGATATGAAGGTACAACAGAGGGAACGGTAGGCTATGGGCAAAGAGAACAAAGAGTTAAAACTAAAACTTTTAAAGTAGCAATAGACGGATATGGCTCTATATCTTCTCAAAACTTTATAGAAAAGTTGGTTAGAAATGGCAGATTAGATAAAGATTTTTTAAGCAAAAAATCAAATAGGTTTACTGATGAATTTTATAATGAGCAATTCAATAAAAATATAGACTTATTTGAAAGGCAGTTTGATGGAACAAAAGAAATCTCCGAAGCCTACCACAAAGCCAAGGCAGACGGAAGCAATCCCGAACTCGTAAAAGCCGTTGAAGAACTTTTAACCCCCAAAGAAAATGCCGTTCAAATCGAAAGCACAGCAGAAGTTCCTGTTCAGCCAAAAGCCGGAGTTAGCCCGGAAGTGGCGGAAGGAAAACCCGAAGCAAAACCTGAAAGCCCTGCCCAACAAGGTCAAGGCGAAGCCACAGCCACGGAAGCCCAAGGGGAGGTAGAAATTAATAAAAGGGTACAAATCCCTGAATTAAATTCATCCTATATTGTAACCCCAATTAGCGAAAGCGACCCATTTTATAAATCAGGATACCGGTATCTTGTTACCCATAGTTATCCTGAAAACCTTGGGGAAATGGGCAATTACAATGAATTTTGGGTAAAAACAATTCCAACTAAGCAGGATATTATTAATTCGATTAATGATGAAATAAAATTTCAAATTGACGAGTTAAGCAATCAACAATACCTTTCAGGAAGGGATGAAAATATACTTGCAGAACTAAATAAAATAGGGAAGCCACAGGAAACAACCACAGCCCCGGAAGCCCAAGGGGAGGTAGCAGGAAAGCCCACCACGCCCACGGAGGCACCCGGGAAAACCCCGGCAACCCCGGAAACACAGGAAGCCACAGCGGGGGAGGTAGATTCTAAATTTGCCTCTGAATATGGAATATCCGTTGATGATGTAACCGCAAAACTTGAAGAAAAAAGAAAGGTATATGATGCTTATTCGCTATCTGACGCTTTAAAAGACTTAGGGGTTACTGCCGAAAAAATAAAGCAAGCGATTGCGGATTATACCAATATAATCATAACAAAAATATTGCCAACTAAAACACCAACAAAAAAACAAAAACTTGAATCTGAATATCTAAAAGAGGGCGAGATAAACATTCAGCCTGTACCTAAAAAACTAAAGTCTGTTCCAAGCACAAGTACAACAAACAATGAAATTCTTGTTAGTATCGCATTAGGAGAGAAAGATAATAGGTATTATGCCATTCATAACAACGCAGAGGCAAAAGAAGTTGTAGCAACAGATGCTTTAGTAATGGTTATTATTAAGGATGATTCAATAAATGAAACAATTAATAAAAACCCCGATACAGGAAAAAAAGAAGATAGTATTGTTTATCCAAAATACAGAGATATAATTCCAACGAAGTTCAAAGAAACAACCAAACAGAATGCTCAGGAATTATATAACTCAGTAAATGGCGTTGATAGAGCAACAAAAATGTTTGATTCTTCATTGTCTGTTAATGAAAACAAAATTCCTATAAGACTAAAATTTGGCGATAGTGATGTTTTTGTTGTTGCAGGAAATCTTTTAAGGGCGTTAGACCCATTTGTTCGTGCTGGTATTAAAGATATTGAAGTTAAATTTACAGGGGAGTCATCAAAGCCGATAATAATAACAGGAGGCAATATAGAGGCTTTGGTTATGCCAGTTATGATGGAAGGTAAAGGGCATTCTTTTAAAACTTTAATAGACACAAGTACAAAGCCACAAGACCAATCTACTCCCCAACCCACCCTATCCCCTATCAACGCCACAGATGTAGCACAAGTTGAGAAAATAGAAAACGCCCCAGAGAAAGGGCGTGAACTCGCACTCGCAAAGCCGACTAACAAGGAACTCAAAAGGGCATTCGATAATAGCCAAGACCTATCAGATAGAGCCCGTAAAGCAGGAATATACGATGGCAAAACCCTGAAAATCGGAGGGCAAGAAATAACCCTCGATACCCCTGCGAAGTTTAAGGCATTCCTTCTAAATGATGGGAATTATAAGGCATTGAGCGAGGCTGTGAAGGATGTGAAACCTGACACAAAGCAAGAAACAATCCCTGAACCTACTCCAAAGCAAGTTAAGAAAAATGCAGATGAAAGAATGGAGGATGCAAAATCTACATTTGTATTCCCAATAGGGCTTAATCCTAAATTTAAGTTCGATGTAAGACTGCCTAAAAAAGTAGTTAATTTCTTCAAGGAATACTTTAGACCACAAGGGTTATTTACCAAAGAATTGTTTGGAGCAAAAAGAAGAAACGAAGCAAGAATAGCCTCCCAATCAGAACGGACAAAGTATAAAGTAAAGGATTTATATAGTGCTATTAAAAAAGCATATCCTAAAGGAGTAACAACTGCTGATGTAGAAAGAATGAATGACTTTTTACAAGGCAATCCTGTTGAACTTCCTCCTGCTTTATATAAGCCATTAGAGGCTATGCGTGAACATATAGACGAATTGAGTAAGTTAATGATTAGAGAAGGAATTATTGACGAAAAACTCGTACCTGTTTTTGATGCAAATATGGGTATCTATACTACTCGTACTTATAAAATACACAATGACCCTGAAACATGGATGAATTATATTGCCAATACTCCAGAAGGGCAACAACTCAGAAATAATGCAGTTAATTGGCTAAGGGAGCAATACGAAGCCAAGGCAGACCGAATAGATGAAATTGCAGACAAAGCCGAAGCACAGGGTACAAACCTTATGCGTAGGGCTGAATTAAGCGAAACAAGCGACCCAGAACAGGCTCGTAAGTATGAAGATAGGGCTGAGGCATTATTTATAAGGGCGGAAAATCTAAGGGCAAAATCAGAGGCTTTAAGGCAAGGGGATTTCGATGCCAAAATAGATGCTTTCTTACACGCTGAATCAATGCCATTGGATATTGTTAAAAAAGGAAATGTAGGGGCAAAAGACTTGGGTATATTAAAGAAGCGTAGCGATATTGACGAAGTAATGCGTATGTTAATGGGTGAAGAAAAAGACCCAATTACAAACTACATGATGTCGGTTGCTAAAATGTCTGCACTGATTTCTAATAATCAATTCTTGAATGAAGCAAAAGTTCAGGGATTGAAAGATGGAACATTTACTAAAGACGAAAGAGGTAAAAATATTGAAAAGATTGCCTCTGAGGGAACGGAGAGTATGAATCCACTGAACGGATTATATACTACTCCTGAAATAGCACAAGCATTTAAAGAGTATGGAGAAATAGTAAACTCTCCTTGGTACATTGATTCGTTGCTTAGAATAAATGGGTTTATAAAAATGAATAAAACCCTTTTATCTCAACAAACACATATAAGAAACTTTACTTCTAACCCAATTATAGAACTTGCAAACGGGGCGTTTAGAATAGGTAAGTTAAAAGAATCTGCACTTAGTCAATATGAGAATATATTTGGGTTGCCAGAAGGAGAAAGAAGAGTTAAGTATCGTGAATATATAGAACGACTGACTAAGTTAGGGGTGTTAGACCAAGGGGCAAATTATCGTGATGCTTTGTCTTTTTACGAAGATATGAAAGGCGGTAAGTTTGACTACCAAAAAGTAATTGAGCCAAAACTAACTAAACTTGGCAAAACTACTTTTGGCAAAATAAAAGAAGCGTACAAAGCAGAGGATGATTTTTGGAAGGTGTATGCTTTTGAGAATGAAAGAGCGACACTGAAAGAGGCTTATGGCGATACAAAGACAGACCAAGAGTTAGATGAAATGGCTGCGGAGAAAGTACTTA